GTATGAATGTCTCAGAGACCTCCCACGGCTCGAACAAGTCCTGTAGCTCATGGTCTAATTCTTCTCGCCTGACACAAAGCTCTGCATACAGCTTGCCAGCCTTTGCCTCATCAAAGGTCCACCCAGCATTGCCAATGTCATCAGCAATAGCTGATATCTCATGGGCTAGATCGACAGCTTCGGTAGTCTGCTTCTCCGGTTTTAAGAAGTTGTAGAGTGCCATCGTCACTCGTACATCCTGTTCACAGTAATCTTGCATAGCCTGTGACCAGTGTTCCCAACCGCCGTCATAATCACCTTTTAGGAAATCACCATTTAAACGGTTTTGGAGTCTCATGCCCCACGCTTTGAGGCCGTGGGAGCCATAGAACTTCTTGGGCATGACATCGTTAGCCCAGTTGTACTCAAAGTCCTCGTTCTTCAGATCTGCTCTGATTAAGCGAGACAAAACCAATGTGTCCGTGCGCTTACCTTTGAAGGGCCACGATGGATATAGCTTCTCAATAACCTTGAAGTCGTAGCCAAGACCATTGTGAGCAACTAGCTCATCAGCCTTGCAAAGCATTTCCAGACCTTCTTTGATCTCATCGGGGCCATAGCTCCACACAGGCTGGCCTTCTTCGCCGACAGCAATGCAATGGATAACATCAGGGTCCAGCCCGTCAGTCTCTAGGTCAAAGAACAGCCGCCTCATCGGTTGTCTCCTGACCCTTTAATTAGGTCTAGCTGCATCCTACGATCCAGCTTACGGAGGTTCATCTCAGCCACAGATGACAGGTCGAACTGGAACTGTGCTGCAAGGACAGCGAGATACCACAGGACATCACCAGCCTCTTTCATGACTTCGAGGCGTTTGTCATAGTCCATGTCAGCCAGTGGCTCACCTTGGTCGCGTAAGTGTTTCTTGAGCTTGTCACAGATTTCGCCGACCTCAGATGACAGGCCCAAGGCAACATACTCAATCTTGTTCTCTTCCACGATAAAGGTTGTTTCAGCTTGCCGCTGGTACTCATCAAGTGTCAGTGGGTTTGTCATTGGTTGCTCCTTGTTTTCTGAGAGATCGTTTTGCTTTGCGTTCCAAAGCTGCTAACCGCCTTCTTTTGGATCTTGTTCGCTTTGTCCTCAAAACGCCGCTTTTGGCAAACCACGAATCACAGGTACTGTTCCCCCGTATTTCAACCATCGTCATTAGAACTCACTCCCTTCTGGGACCAATCGTCCCGTGTCTCTGTTGTATTGAATGTTCCCTGCCCAGCCTGTTTCACCGCTCCAGCGGTTCTTGAGGACTGACAGGATGCGGGTGTCGCTGTCTGGATCGTCTTTATCGACGGCCATAGACAGGCACATATCGGATAGCTGGGCGATTGAGGCTGACCCTCGAAGGCTCTGGAGCGTGGGCTTTTCACCCTGCTCGAACCCCTTGTCGCCTGATGGTCGCCTCAGATGGCTTACAATGATCAAGCCAATGTTTAGCTCTTGGACGACCTCAGACCGCAGCCGTGTCATGGCTATGTCAATGAGCTTACGTTCATCGTTAGTTGCTAGACCGCTAACTAGAATACTTATGTGATCGAGGACCACCCACTCGACGCCAAGAGCTTTGACCATGAATGTAATGCGCTGAATGATCGTGTCGATGTTGCAGCTACCAAAGTGATCGTAGAGGTACACCTGTCGATCCTCTGGGAACAACGCATCAAAGGCTTCTTCGATCTCTTCCCTCGACGCTTGGTCTTTGTTGACCGTAATGTTCTTGTTGAGGTGGATGCCTACTAGCCCTTGCAGTGTGCGTTTGTTGGTCTCCTCCAAACACAAAAGGCCCAGCTTTTGACCGTCTTGATGTAGACTGTAGGCAATCTCTCTAACCAGAGTAGTTTTACCCATCCCAGAACCCGCTGTGATGGTCACAAGTTCCCCGCGCCGCAAACCGCCAGTTATGGCGTTAAGCTGGTCGTAAGGGTACTTAATGGACGAAGCAGCATCATCCTGACCTATCACTGTTCTGAGATCGGCAGCGGCGACTATGCTATCAGGGCGATATTCTTTCGCCTCGAAGATAGCACTCACCACGGCTGCTGTTTTGCCAGCCACTAGGCACTCATTGATATCCTTCATCGGAAGGGTGGCTATAAATGCTTTGCCCACAGGAAGGATTTGTGCAGCTTCGAGACTAGCCTTCTTTCCTGCGTCGTCTTGGTCAAAGCAAAGTACCACCTTTTCCCAACCAGACACGAAGTCATAGTTGTCTTTGATGGCACGAACCGCGCTTTGACAGCCGTTAGGGAGACCAACTGTGCCAGCGTGGTATTTGCCAAGGCAAGCTGCTGCTGAGAGCGTATCAATCTCACCCTCACAGATGACAAGTAGCTTACCCTTGGCCCATAAGTGACTACCAAACAATGTTGCTTGCTTGGAGTTACCTAAAACTGAAAAGTCTTTGCCTTTAGTCCTAACCTTCTGTGCAACTACCAAACCGTTCTTGTCACGGTAGTTTGCAACTTGGACAGGCTCACCGCTCTTCTTTGCAACGAAGTAATCAAAACGCCTACACAGATCCTCACTCAGCTTGCGGCTGTGAAGGGCTGTAAAGCGACCAGTAAGGAGACCACTAGGCAAAGTGGAGGGAGCAGTAATTGCCTTTTCTGTGGTCTCCCCACTAGCTTGCACGGTAGTCCCGCAAGAGAAACAATGCGTGTGCCCATCGTCATACAGAGAGTTTGCATCGGAACTGCCGCACTCTTCGCACGGTAAGTGCCTAACGAACTCGCTCTCATTCTTCTGTAATTGGTTGTCCATACGATTGCTCCCTTGCGTGAACTACTCCTGCAACCACGCATCAGGGATCGTCTTACTGGCGTACCTAAAACCATGCTTCTCACACCAATCGGCATAAGAAGTCTTAGAGCCTTTGTAGAGCTTCTGGTTTTGGTTGCTGAATACGAACCTGATGTCGATGTCAGGACATTGTGCTTTGATCAAAAGGTGTTTCTGCCTGTCACCAGCGATGAAACGCCCCTTGCTTTCGACATAAAAAAACCGCCCAGAGGCGGTGATGATCTTGAAGTCTGGTGTGTACTTAGATGACCGCGGAGGCCACTCATAACTGAGCTTCTCTTGCTCATAGAGGACATCACGACCAGCAGCCTTCAACTGCTCTGCTATCTTGATCTCTAAGCCACTCCTGTAACCTCGTTGAAACGGTGTTCGTTTCCTAGAAGTCGGAATCGAACTCGTCCGTTTCTTGTTTCGTATCTTTCGGTGCCACGAAGCCACCCTCAACGGCCCCAAAGTCGTCACCATCATTACCATTGCCCTCCGACAGCTTAATGATTTGGACTGCACCTAAATTAAGGGACACACCGCAGTTTGCTCCTTTGTCATAGGCTGTCATCGTTCCAGCCACACGCAGTGTCGAGCCGCCCCAAACTTGTGGGATCTCACCGACCATCATTTGTGCGCTACTGTCTTTGAACTTAGGCGCATACTGGCTTTTGGTTTTGAAAATGATCTGGCCTGTATCTTCGTCAGTCTCATATGGCAGACGGGCCTTCGACATCTTTTTCCCAAGGTGTTCTTGGGCAAACTCATTGATCTTGTCGATCAGATCCTGAGCTTTGTCTGAGTCCACAAGAAGGTTCGTCTTGAATACACCCTCATCGTGGAACTTCGTGTCGGCCTTGTTCAGCCAAGGATAGATGGCGATGCCTTGAGGGGTTGTGTAGTTTAGTCTTGGTGCAGCCATTTTGGTTTCTCCTTATCGTCTGCATTGGTGTCTACTGGCTTAGGTTGACCCATGTGCGCCATGCTGATGCCTAGTGCATCGGCCTTGGCTAATAGGTCTACTGGAACTGGCTGACCTCTGAGTTGGCAAAGCCTCGCCTGTTCCAGCACTCTCTCACGAGGGTGCATGGTGTTTCTCCTGCCTATTCTTTTTGTTTTTATTGGGAGCTAGAAGTGCCAAGAGACCAAAGCCCCCGTTTAAGGCAGGGTCTATGGCCTCTTGGTCTTTGGATCTCTAGCTGTCGCTGATGCAGCAACTACACTAAAGATCGTCAAAGGAAACAGTATTCGCTGTCCCTAATCTGTTTTAGATCCAGATTA